TGTTTCGCTGTTGTAGCTGGGTGGTTTGTACGGGGTCACCACTGGTTTTCTCCAAAGATCACGAAGATCTCGCCCCGTTTGGGACGTCTCACTCGTAATCCATGGCCATCTTTTCAATATTGGCAAGATCAAGAACCGTGCAATCCCTGTCTAAAACGGTGGCTTCGAACAGGTCAATAACCTCACATGCATCAAGGTCATAAACCTTGCTGCACCAGAAACTGAACTGGTCGAAGTCCACGAGATTGGGTGCGCTCATGGTCATGTCAATAATCTCCTTGGCGGTGTACCCGTTTGATCGGGCATGCCATCCAAGGTCTTCTACGGTAACCTCACCACTGTCATCCTCCATCGCAAAACGGCGCAAGAAAATGTCGCGTATGAGATGAATGTGCATGCAGCCGAAAGCGTAAGATAACGACTTCGCGGCCATGTATGCACTATCACTCATACCGTCATTGTTATTGGCACGCACGTTAAAGCGTACCAACATCTTGCCCAGCAATGGAATCATCGTGGGGGTTTCTACATCCGCGAAGATTCGACGGCTAAGAAACGTGGCTTGCCCATCCAACTCGGGGGCCTTGGCCTTTAGTACCATCTTGAACTTCGCAACATCCTCGACCCATTGGGTCAAGTTCAACCGCTTGTTGAGAGCGGCGAGCAGGTCATCACCCAACACCAGCGCTTTACCGACTCTGTACTGTCGGCGGCAAACGACTGCAAACATGGTCATGTTGTATGTCGAATTCCTGAACGTGGTGTTGGTGGTGCCCGTTGCGAGCTGGTACATCAACCATACTTTGATCCCGAACTCCCTATTGGTCAGGGAGTAGACTTCCATCGTGTCCATGAGGTCCAGATACCACTCGGGGATGCCGAGCTTCTTCATCCAGGCCCTGGTGATCGTGGCGACTTTGGAGCGCTGCTCACGATCATTGCGACTGAAGTCACCCTCAACGATGTCACGGTATCGGTCATCGATGATGAAACTGCACATGTCAATTGGGTTGGTTTTGTAACCCAATTTGACGTGAACGTCGCCGACGGTCACTGGGCGACCGTCAGGTAGTTCTGCGCTAAGGAGCTCCTGGAGGCGCTCCATCTTCACCATCGAAGCCGGATGTTAAGCCGGCACCGGCCGAACCGGCTTCGCGGCGAAAA